TTCAACCATCAGCATTAAAAGCAATGCGGCTTCATTGCTCTTAATAAATTTGTCCGTATCATATCATTTTGGGTTACTTGCAGGATAAAATCTCGCATCTCATCAAACCCTTCCCGTATTCTCCCTGAATCTATTGCGAATTGGATTTTCATATCGACTTCGGCCTTGATTGAGGCTAACTGAAATTGCTGTTCTAAAGACAATGCTCCGGGTTCTTGCTTTGCTTGCATGGTTTATCCCTTTCAATAGATAGTGAATTTACCCTATCTTATCCTGTGGATCGCTAAGAGAAAGATGCTATTGATACATTTAGGTGTTGCCCTAACGAATACCGTGTAACACGCTAACCTTTGTCGGGAGGGTAGGGGGGTCTTTTGGGGATTATGTGTTATAGTGAATATGGCTTAGGCTAGAACTGCTCTCGCACCACACGCAGTTTAGTTCAGTCCTTGGCTCCTTAACTCTTTGTTTTTCGATTTATTGTCCCAGGAGAAATCTTGGGACACTTTTTTGTTTATAGGGGTTGAGTTTTCCCTGGTGTTTGAGTTATAGTTAAAGCAGGAAACAAGGAGTAAAAAGCAAGGACACATGAATTGTTTAGACTGGATTAATTGGCGGAGCAATGGCTTCCGCGACTACACCGTTAATTTCCGGCTATGGCGTAACATTATCAGTCGCACTCGCCCCTGTGATTACCAGATCATTGCTTTCTGGTATTGGTTGAATTATCCTAGCTCAGATGGGGGCGGTTAAAATGCAGAAATCACTATCATGGCGTGATCATGCGATTAATCGAATATCAAACGCCCTCCTTGAATATGAAGCACAATGCGCTTGCTTAGGGGAAGAAATCAACCCTAAAGACGCACGGAAGTGGGTAAACGACCGCTACCCCTTCGGAATTAGGGAACATTCCCCCTACAAGATATGGCTTGAGGAACTGCGATTAATTGAGAAATTCGTGGGATTTGGTTTTCCTTTTAGAAATTACCCTCACTGGCGAAATTGTGTAAACTCTAGGGGGGAGTCGTGGAACAATCCCAAAAGTAAAACGGTTAGTGAAGGTCAATTAAGTTTGTTTTAGCTAAGTTTGTTTTAGCTAAGTTTGTTTTAGCAATCACCAAGGGAGACAAGTCAAAAATGGAATTATTAACTTTCAAATCATTCAAAGAACAAATCAAGAAACTGTTTCCCCATTTCCACGAAGAAGTGGAGATTCACGCCGCAAACTTAACGGAATCAGCATGGGAATCCATAACGATCTTGTATATTGCGAAGTTTGGCTACGACGATCCGAATGAGCATATTGTTGAATACGAAACAAGCGGGTGTTTTTATTACCACTCCCAGAAAATTATTGGGGTTGGCAAAACACTCTCGGATGCCATAGAAGATCATCGGGTAAAAGCTAAATCTAATCTTTCTTTCCTTTCAATGTCCAAAAGTTAGGCCAGATTACCGTGTAACACAGCAATTATGGCTTGACGAATCCAAGAAAGTGAGTTATGTTTAAAGATAGGAAGTCGCAAAACCAGCAACAGCGAGTCCTATCTTTTTTATATCAAAAACAATGGCAAATCCAACACCAAGGCAACTAGATCATTTTTTTAAAGGGAAGTGGAATAACCTCCCCACTAAAGTAATTCGACTCCCTGAAGTCTTCCATAATAAAGCATACGAGATATGCAAACTTCTTGACAATGGAGTAGATCCACTCGCAAGAGTAGATCCACTCGCAAGAGTTGAATCCGTGCCACAAACCTTTCCCTGGACAATGGAGGCGGTTCGGGACTGGATGGTTCACGAAGATCGGGAACTGCCTGAACTCCTGCCGTTAGAGCAAATATTAACAAAAGCGATCGCCGATGCCAGGGAACGGAAGATTGACCGCAGACTGGAACGAGCCGTTTGTTTTTTGGCTGACCGATGCGACGGAGCCAGGGAACATGATGGGTGCGGTTTTAATACCTGCGATTCCCAGTTTGGGAAATGGATTGCGGAACGAGTGCGGAGTGGTAAGCATCTATCGGGAAATATGGCAAAAGCCACACTCAAGATGCTGCAAAAGTATGTCCGGCAGTTAGAGAATAGCGGGTTAGTTCTACCGGAGTGGGAAGCGATCGCCCACCAATATCAAGCTACACCCGAACCCTCACAAGAGGAAAAGCCACCAAAACGGATTGAGGTTATCGGACATCGGCTCTGTGTTTTCCATCCCTTTGACGGGACGGGAGCATTCCAACAGAAAGCTAAAACCGTCCGAGGCTATAAATTTAACGAGTTGAATAACAAAGGATGGTGTTATCCCCACAGCGTATTAGAGGACTTAATTAAGGTGTTTCCCCAATCAGACTTTTACTATGACGACGAGATTCAGACCATGATCCATTTAATTGAAATCAAGAAAGCCGAAGCCGAGGCGGAACTCCATGCCGAAGCATTAGGAAAAGCAACCCGAATTATGGGGTTAGTCGAGAAGGCAAAAATAGACCAACCTCTCTCAAATGGTTGGATATTGCGAGACTATCAACAGAAAGGGGTTGAGTGGCTCCTGGCTCACAGCGAGGGCGGGATTTATAAAGGAGGCATCCTAGCCGACGATATGGGGCTAGGGAAAACCTTAGAATCCCTAGTGGCAGCAAAAGCCCTACAACGGACGCACAACTGCCCTGTGTTTGTGGTTTGCCCTGTATCTTTGATGGAGGGTTGGCGACGGGCAGCTACAATGGTAGAGGTTGAGGTAGAGTTGTTCTCTAATCACTTTAGTCAAATCCCTGCACCCTTAGAAAGCGGGGGGTTTGTGGTAATCTTTGACGAGGCACATAGCTTTCAAGATCCCACATCAAAGCGGACAAAAAAATTCTTGAATTTATGCCTTGCCGAGAATTGCATCGCCGCATGGCTTCTGACCGGAACGCCAATGAAAAACGGACGACCAATTAACCTGATGCCCCTTTTGATGGCGGTTGAACATCCCCTCGTGCAGAACAAACATAAATTTCAGGAGCGATACTGCAACGGGCATCGGAAGGTCATTAACTCCTACGGAAAGACTGTCTGGGACGTGACCGGAGCCGCATTCTTGGACGAACTTAGCCAGAAAACCCATGACGTTATCCTGCGGCGGACTAAAAAAGAATGCCTCCCTGAACTGCCACCAAAGACCCGAATCTTTAAGCAAGCGGAATTAGAGAAAACTCGTGCATCTGAATACCATGCCGAGATTAAAGCCTTAGTACAGAACTACAAAGACCGTGCCGATGCAGGGGAGGTTGACCCCTCTGCCGAGGCCCTTGTTACCCTGAATATACTGCGAGGAGTGGGGAGTCGTTACAAGGCTGACAGCGCCATCACACTCGCCCAAGAACTGCTAGAACAAGGGCAGCAGGTGGTGATTTTCACCGAATTTATTGAGAGTGCCAAGGCTATCAATGCGGCGCTTGGGGGTGAGCTACTTATTGGGGGAGTAGATCCATTACTCCGACAGGATATGGTAGATCGGTTCCAAGTCGGGAGAAGTCGGGTGTTTGTCGGGACAATTAAATCCGGTGGGGTAGGTTTGACACTGACCGCGGCATCAAACGTAATCCTAGTGGATCGGGCATGGACTCCAGGTGACTGTGAACAAGCCGAGGATCGGTGTTATCGCCTCGGACAATTAAATGCAGTCTTCTGCCACTGGCTGAAATTCGGGACGGTTGACGATGCGATTGACTCGTTGGTTGGCGAGAAGCAAGAGCGAATTGAGATTGTCTTAAAGGGCAAAACCCACACTATCAAAGCATCCTCCCCGATGGAATTAGCTAAGCAATTACTACGGATTTTATAGGAAAAGATTAAACCCGCCATCCTAGTTAGGGAACGGCAGGTTAATTTTCAGTTCTTTTTGCTTTTAGCTGTTCTCTTTTCTTTAACTTTTGCAACCCTCTCTGGTATTTTTCGAGGGATAATCTCAACGTTTCCCCATAACCACTGGGAATCGTTAATCTCCTTGAAAACCAAGTAATAGCGCGGAGGTTTTCCTTCTTGTAAAACGTGCAGTGTCGTTTCCTCACGATCTGCTTCTGGGTTGTACCGAGTAGGAGAAATCTTACAATAGTATGAAGGACATCCAATCCCCTCCTCTACTCCCTCTCCAAACTCTACAGGAGGGGTGGCAAGAACATAAGAAACTTGTTTATACATAACTTGCAACTTATACTTGTAACACGCGAAACCTAGGCATTTAACTCCCTGCCCAGAAAGCAAAATTAGGGAGCAAGCCGAGCTTTCCCTAATCTATTTTTCTCATACCAAGCTGAAATCTCAGGAACCCATTCTTGAGTATGGGCCCACATCATTTCAGAGAGTTTTTGAATCTCTAATTGAGCATCTTTTTTGAATCTTAAATCGAGAAAATGTAACAGTGAACGCAGGTTACAAGACATAACAAAATGCTGTCTGAAATCGAACGGGATTAAACCCCTGGCGTGTTCTTCACTCATCCCAGACTCAATGTTTTGTTTATACAAACCACAAGCATCTACACAGTGTTGTAAATGGATTTCTCTTAATTCAGGTGAATAATAATATTTTTTGCCTTGGCGATCGCTGTAATTCCCCACCGGACGGAGGTAAAAAACATCTTCTAAACTTCTCTTGAAGTTGATTACATCAACAATCCTCTGCCCTGAGTAGCGCCCAGATTGAACATCGAAACTAGCTATTCTATGCCGGGTTGCCTGTTGCATCACACTATGGGGGAAATATCCTACACTAAAAACGATGTGGCAGTGCTCTAACACTCCAAAGTGTCCTCTATTTCCCTCTAGTAATCGTTTAACGGCTATCTCCCCACACTTAATTTCAGAAGGGGTTTTATCAAGGCTTTCATATATATAATCCTCACTATAATCCTGATGGAGAGCCAGATACATTATTGTCTGGGGATTAGCTGTTTTCGATAAAACATCAACCTTGAATCTGTCCATTAATCTCCTGCTCTTTTGTGCATCGTAATCATACCATTATATCATTTAATCACCCATCCCAAAATGGCCCACTTCCTAAAATGGCCATAATTTGTCCCCAAAAAAAAAGTTTTAAAAACCCCTTGACATTTCCTAGGGTATCAGTTATACTTAGGAAAGTAGAGAACAAAGAGCTAAAACGACCATGAACTATAGAGAACTTCAACAATCCTTAAAAGCCTACCGTGCATCGGGTTTGACCATAGTCAAGCTCAATCAAAAAACGGCCGTTCTTCAGGCCGAATATAACCGGATTCAAGCCCAACAAGCCCAACAAGTCCAACAAGTCCAACAAGCCCAACAAGCCCAACAAGTCCAACAAGCCCAACAAGCCCAACAAGCCCAACAAGCCACCAACGACTTACCAGACAGCCTCACCTTCGGGGTTGAAATCGAAGTAACCCGGCTAATAAGCCAGGAGGCGATCGCAATAGCACTACAAGCCGCAGGGATATCGGCTGCGGTCGAAAACTATAACTACATCACTAAAGAACACTGGAAGGTAATTACGGATGGCTCGTGCGGGTACGAGATCGTAAGCCCCATCCTTAGCGGGGAGAAGGGCATCGCCGAGCTTCGGAAGGTTTGCGAAGCCCTAACTCAAGCCGGTTGTAAAGTGAATAAAAACTGTGGGCTGCACGTCCACTTGGGGGCGGACTTCCTAGGGGTCGCACGGGTTCGGAACTTCGTAAAGCGCTACATAGCGAATGAGGCAAACCTGGATGCCGTCCAGCCTAAAGCACGGCGAGGATCGGCGAACCGATTCTGTCTACCGACTTCGGAAACAATGAGAACCCATCTCATTGATAACTGCCTCACAATTGACGAAATGCGTCAATTACAGCACAGCCGATACAGCAAGTTGAACTTGCAGAGCTACCGGAAATACAACACCATCGAAATCCGGCATCACGCAGGGACGACCAACGCGACAAGGATAGAGAACTGGGTAAGATTTTTAATCGGGTTCGCTACAACCGCCACGCCCGAAAACGCCACGAACATCGAATTTAACGAGATGTTCAACAACAATAACATCGCCACCTTCTACCGCCGACGGCGCGCCGCACTCGCCGCATAGCCGCATAATAGACTACGGGTAGGGAATCCTACCCTACCCTACCCTACCCTACCCTACCCTACCCTACCCTACCCTACCCTACCCTACCCTACCCTACCCTACCCTACCCTACCCTACCCCGCAAAGGACAAAACAATGACCACTAAAACAATGGCTTACAGACTGTTTGATGATTCGATAACCGTTACAGGTTCACCAAAACAGATCACCGCCGCCCTATGGCGAAATTGTGCATCATCCTGCCACTCCCCCTTACCCGATGTCAAAGCCTATATGGAATGGCAGAAGCGGGTTGAGGTGAATTGGTCGGGTAAAACCCTTGACACAAGCTCTTACGATGCGTTTGTAGCCTCCCTCGTCACGGTGGGGTTCCTAGTGCCTATCAAATAGCCAACGGCTCCCTACTCCTGCCGTGATGCACAACGGTACTCCATAGGGGGAAGTCATGGGGCAAATGACCGATGTTGAAAACCAGATGAATGACGCTATAGGGATCGCGTTGACGAAAATCTAGTAAGCACACCCTATAGTACACCTAAAATAGTATGAGGACGATAAAATGATGTCATCAACAAAGTTTCAAATTGATTATTTCTTAACAACATCAAACTATATTCCTATTACCGAAGCAGGGTATCCCAACGGCTGTCAACTAGGACTAGGGGAGACCATTGCCTTCTTTTCAGGGATAGACTCTCGTGGATACACCATCCAAGCTGTCTACCGAGTCTCTGGGGTCGCAGATGACCCCGAACGGGGAGTGGTTGCCCAATTGCACTATATCGGGCAAAGTTGACCCCATACCCTATAAACCCTCTACAGCCTCCTTAAACCTAGGGAGGTTTTGTTTTGCCAAAAACCTAGGGAGGTTTTGTTTTGCCAAAGTAAAGGATAACCCCATTCGTCAGTTTAGAGGGCAATAATAGGGAATTTGAGGAGGGTTGACACTGGTTTTAGTAGATTCCCTTTGTGACCATCCCCTCAAGCCCTCTTAAACCCCGTCATCCCCGTGTGGTTTTCAGCCCTCCCATTAGATCTAATGGAGGGGGGATCTTTATCCTTCTGTGTCACACCAAAAAATTTGTCACAGTGAATTCTGTCACACTGAATTCTGTCACACTGAATTTTTATCACAGTGTTTTTTATTAATCTTCTATTATGTTTTAGTGTGACAGCGATTATCTCGTTGTTTGTATCATAACCTGATACCATTTTAAGGATTTCTTAACTATCTCCAGAAGCCACACCCCATAAAGGTTAGAGCCATTTTACTGCTGTTGAAGAAAAAATCATATTATTTTAAGAGTCCAACACCTTCTCCTCTGTCACACTGAATGCCATTGGGTTAAGGTTACGGGAAATAATAGCTTTACCCCCATGACACACTGAATAACTTAAACCCTATGAAACATGACACACTGAATAACTTAAACCCTATGGCACTCGTTCAATTTCTTAGATTTTGATCTATGTGGACATCCTTAGAGAAAAATTGTCCATCTTGTCTTCTTTGTTGTTGCGGGGTAACGCAAAAAGGGTGTTATCCCCGCACTGTATAGCCTGTAGCCCGCTTGATGTCACGGCCTGGTATTGTCCCCGTCGATTTAGGGCGATCGCCCCCTGTGCTGACGCGAAAATAGCGGGAGACATCCTATAAAACCCATTTAACAATTCCCGAAAAACGGAAGGAGATAAGGTTGCAAAATGGGTGCAATTAGTAGCACACCCAACTCCCGAAAAAAAA